CTGCTTTTACCTTTTTCATTACAGTTTTGTGAATGCCAGGATTGACACGTAATACATGAGGCATCATCTCATGTCTAATATAGTTTCTAGTATAACACGTATCTGCATTGCTGTCATCCTCTATGTAAGGAACATTTTTAAGATCACACCACAGTTGGAAATCTCGTTTGCGAGTAAGGCGAAACGGACGAACTACGTTTTCATTGCGGTAGGGAATAATACGTCCGTTGCCATGCATACTGCTCCACACCCATGTTTCTACACAATCGTCTAAATGATGGCAGGTAATAATATCTGCATTAATCTTATGGAAGAAATTGTAGCGTTCGTTGCGCCAATACTCTTCTTGGCTTTCCTTTCTACTCTTTTGTCGAGTTACTCGTCCTACCATCATGCCGAGATCATGTTCTTTACAGTAGTTTTGTATAAACTTAAATGCACGACTACTATGTTCAGTGCCATGATCAAAATAAACTATAGTAACATCTCTATGCGCTTTTAAAAAGTCAACCACTGCCATTGAGTCAACTCCGCCGCTACAAGCTACATAAACAGAACTATGAAATTTACCTTGCGCTTTAATCATACTAATTCAACTTCGTCTTCGGTCCAGAACACATTTTTAAAATTAAAACTTGCAATAGTTCTTGCACAACCTTCACATGGCTCGGCTAATGCTCTTACCCAATTTTTTGAGTTCTTAGAAGGTCGTTTGACACGCACAACGTATATGTCACACTTAGACAAGTCTTCAGCATCTACTAATCTTAATGCGTTTCTTATAGCATCAACCTCGGCATGCATAAACAATTGACCATCTCTGTAGCCAGGCTTGAGCATAAGTGGATGCGTTTTATAACTGTTGACACCTGTAGCAATTAAATGTTTTTTGTAAACGATGCCAGCTGCCATTTTAAATCTTCCTTGCACACCAGGATTATTAATAGCAAGCTTAGTAAGCATATCTACAATTTTTACATTCACTTTTCGTTCCACTTTAAGATTTCTATTTCGTCGCCGTTCTTTCGAGTACGCAAGTATCCTTCGTCAATAAGACTGTCTATTACAAGAGCTGTAATGTGACTTGAATTATTTTTTACACCCATCCACCAACCGTATGCAGTAAAGATTAGAGCAGTTACTAGCAACCACATTTCGTTAACCCACATATTATTTTCCTTTAATATCTCGTAGCATGACTTGGTTTTCGATCTGAACTTTGCGTTTAGCATCTTCCCACATCCAACTTAGCCCAAAAACTAGAAATAACGATATAAAGTAAATTGCTATAGCGCTGCCTTCATCCCACTCCATGCGTACAGCAATATATGAGAGGAATGAATAATAGATAGAAAATGAAACTATCATTAATGATATTTTTCCAAGTGACTTTAAGAAGTATTTCCAGGTTCTGCTCATCGTGTTTTACTCCATTCCCAGGCGCCTGCGCCTATGTACTTTGATTTAGTGTACCCACGTTTTTCCATTTCAGGATCTACGTAGCTGTCTTGTATGTGTGTACCAGCGTACTGCCAGTCACGTTCTGTTTTGTTTGGATTATCTTTTAGCCAACGCTTCTTGGCATCTTGGTAAGCGTAGTATGAATCACTCATTGTTACACCTTGTATAGTTTAACATAGTTAAGACGTGTCTCGTCTGCGCTAAACAACCGATTCTTGGTATGTCCTTTTACTTTAGCCTTGATGCGCTTGCGCTCGCCTACAGTATGTTTGTGCTTGTTCATAAAGCTAACAAGGTTGCCGTCTGTAGTAACACAAGTATAGTTGTACGACTCCCACTGTGAGCTGTAACGGCTGTCAAGGATTTCAATTACAGTTTCTACTTTCTCGCCTACGGGCTCAATATGTTTGCTGTCACGATACTCAACACGGATAGTTTTCTTTAGATCGCTTTCTTTCTTGTCGCGAGCAATAAACTCTGGAGCAAATGCAATACGGCCCATGCCTTTAACTGGAATTTCTTCTTGCGACAGTTCTTTAACCATGTCTGCCTTAAAGCCGTCTAGGTCACCTAGTCCAAGCATCACATACCGACGCATCCACTTGAGTGCTTCTTGCACACTAGCATAGTCTTCTTCAGTAGGTTCAAACATTTCAAAGTCTGATGGAAGATACGGACCGTCACTTGATTTTAGTTTCAATGCCCAGTAGTAACGCACTAGATCCTTGTTAGGAAACTGTGTCTTATTTTCTTCTGCTGTAAAGCGACGAACGTCTTTAATGTATTCGTTTTTGTTAATACGGTATGCAGCATATGCAACAGCAAGAGCGTCTGTGATCGGTACAGTCTTCTGTTTGGGTTTAGTGTAACGAACTTGTGTGTTGGTTTCGTGTGCAAGTTCGTATTCAAGTTCCCAACGCTTGAATTCTGCTTTGCTCATTGAGCCCCAATCTAGTGTGCTTGGGTCTGGAAGTGTCTTTGCCATTGCATGTGCCTCTGTGTTTGCCTAACTATATGTATATAGTGTACAGTCAGAGGCACATATTGTCAACCAAAATCGAATAAATTTTCTAAGATTTGATCTTTTAATTCGTCATCATAAGGATGACTGCCATCGAAGCGATAGTGATAGCGTAGTCCATCTGCGCATACAATGTTCTTCTCTACAATGTGACGCAAGTCTTCACGTCCGCAAAGCAGACGCTCGCGACACAAATCAACATTGTCTTGCATTAGATCTACACCGTAGATGGTACTGAGGGCTTGTTCGAACGTACTACCGTTTTCCATCTTACGTATGAGTACTTCGCCTAGAAATTGTCCGTCGCCGCAACTGGGATCGAGGAATGTCTTTGTTGGATCTTCAAATTGTTTCTGCGGCATGTTATCTAATACTTCCTGTACAAGAGGCGTTGGCGTAAAAACTTCGCCTGTAGCTTTTACACGTACTTGTTCTCTATCTACGCCGCTCATATAAGAACGATTTCTTATATAATCAATTATACGATTCAATGTAATCAATCTCTTCTTGTGTTAAGCCAAAATGTTTATATAATTGATCGTTTGTCCAAATCTTACTCATATCTAGCTTGGGCAGCTTTCTAACAATGTTTGTTTTCATACACCCAGTTTTATCAATTTGCAGTGTTTTATTAATGTACCGAAATATATTACTGTAAAATACAGATTTAAATCCGTCTTGTGTTACATCATTATCAACTTTTATTGCATAACCTTGTGCTAATGCCCCGATACTATCTAAATCTAAATATGGTTGCCAGTATCTAGTTGTTACAGGCATTACAATCTTATTGTATCGAATCTTAGGGCTTTTATCAAAATTGATATATTTAATACTTAAATCGTTTGTAGCATCAGAACCCATTATCCAATGAGCGTAAATATATTCGTCTTTTGGAGTATCTTCTTCATGATATGTACCTGGCTTTGTATGATGTTGGAAATACTGTACTTCAAATACTTCGTTAGATTTGTTATGTAATACTTTATTAACTACGCTCATTGATAAACTATTCGGTTCTGAGCTAAGAATGTCTGCTTTAGTAAGATCAATCTCAATAGTTTTATCTTCAAGTTCAATTACACTATTTTTTGTAATTTTACTTTTTTGCATTGCCCAGTAAGATATTTGAATTCCGATTTTTGGAAAATATCTTTTAGTTACATTATGTACATTTGCATAAATTAATTGATAATTGCAGAATACATCTTTTAATACACCCCATTTGCCGCTAGACATGTTTGTGCCGCCTGTCATCCAACTATTTGGAGTAACAAACGCAAGATACCCATCGTCATTCAGTAAATCTACAGATTTTCTAATAAATCGATACCAGAGCTTTTCTCCTTTAGATTTGCCTGGATTTTGATAAGGTGGATTGCCTACAATTACATCAAATTTCATATTACTCTCTGCCTCTAAAAAATTCTTATTAGTATATGTGCCTACTAACATGTACTTATTTACGGCAAAATTGATTCTCATACGATTAGATTCATATCCGTAAACCCGTGATGCAATATTTTCAGTAGAATGTCCTGCGTTACGTAGTCGATTTTCAACATTTGAAACAAACTGCCCGCCGCCCATAGCAGGATCTAGAAAAGTTGTAGTAGAACTAGACCATACTTCTTTCGGAAGTTGATCTAAAATCTCGTCTACAAGTTGTGTAATATCAAATTTGAGTCTGCCTAACATAACTGCCTCTTATATTGCCTATACACTTATAATAACATCTTTATACAATATGTCAACTATTATCGTACAGCAACTCTACCCAATCTTGTTTAATAATGTTGTTTTTAAACAAATAGCTAATAGTTTCTGCAGCGACACCAAATTCTTCTTCTACGCATTGACGCATTTCGTCGTCATCTTCAACAGTAGTCATTGCATCTGCTAGTACAGTATTACCAGTACCTAAAATTATAATGTCTAGGTTTTCAATAATTGTAGTAATTACTTCACGTGCTTTTGCAATTTCTTTTTGTGTGCTTAGATCACGTTTAACACCCTTGTTCTTTGTGTTCGAACTGTTTCGAGTCTTGCCACTTTCTGCTCGTTCTTGCTTTTGATTGCGAAAGTAATCGCTGTTACCGTTTGCAAGAGCACTAATAGCATCACTAGTAAGCAAGTTAATATTAACAATCTTACCTAGTACACGACTTACGCCCTTGCGCTCTAGTGCAAGTGCAAGGTAGTCATCTACTTCTACTTTAATGCTGCCGTCCGGCGTACACTTAAAGATATCAATTGTACGCAGTACGTCACGCATAGCTTCTTGCAAGCTCTTTGACGCATTACGCTTCTTGTGATTAAGTGCAGTCTCAACTACCATTGCATCAAATTTATCATCGCGATTAGGATCAAAGCTCAAACTAAAAATACGTCCTACTTTGTTCATGTCACCAGGAGTAAGTGTACGACTCATCTTTTGAATAGTAGCGCCATTCTCGCCTCGATCGTATGCAAGGTACAGTTCTGTAATCTCAGGAATACTAAAACTACGTTGCGCCATTTGTGCAGCAATAATAAGTGTAGGCTTGCCTTGCTCAACAACTTCTTTTACTGCACGTTCTGCAAGACGATTAGTAATCTTACGTCCGTTATGTTTCACTGTACCACATAGCACAATTACTTCAAAACCTGGCAATGTTTCTTGTGCAATATTGCCAATAAGCTCTAGCACATCATTGCGTGTATTAGCTGGCATAAACATCATGCTCACACGTTGACTTTTGTAGTCTTCTGTTTGCAAGTCTACATTAAGTTCGTCGTGACCGCCCTGTCCTAAGAACATCGCTTGTAGTGTACGAGTAAAGAATCCTTTGCTTTTAATAGGATTTGCTGCAAACTTAGCCCAACTAGGAAGTGTTTCAAAGTCTTCGTCTACTTCGCCAGCTGCAATAGCAGCATTTACAGGACCCATTAGATTCATTTGATAACATGCAAAGTCAGGAACTAGCAAGTCACGGTCTGTATTAATGTTAAACTGTTTAAGCATTTTGTGTAGCCTTCTTTTGAATTAGCAGTTCAGGATATGTAACACTTACCATTGTATCAATTGGCCAGTGTGTCGCAGCCCGTTCTGCATTTGTGCCCGTCATAATAATAGTATACACTAAATCATCAAGTTTGTCAATCAAAGGTTGTGCTTGTTTAATTTGGTGAGCTCCGAAATCTGCTTCATCTACTACAAGAAGTTTTTTAATTTGATTATCAAACAAATAATCAATACGTTCTTGTCGTTTGCTACCGTTTGCAAGACTTAGATATGCAAATACTTTTTTGCCGTCTGCTAGTGCAGATTCAATTTGCTCTTGGTAATCAGCATCACTAGTGTCAACGTGTGCATAATTTGCAAACTGCTGAAAGCTAGTAAGGTCTGTTGCAAAACTTGTAAACACTGTTTTAACGTAGCTTGCTACAATTACAATGTCTACACCCATTTCTACTGCAACAGCACCACTCCAAATAGTTTTGCCAAAACGAGCACAAAGCTCTGCCAACACTGTGTGACTGCTAGTATTAAACAAGTTAATTACTTCTTCTGCTACTTCGTATTGCTTGGTGCTTAGACCTGCTGTAATCAACGGCTGTCCTAGTTTAGCTAACAATTTGTTTACACGCAACTTCATATCATCGCCGTGCAACTTGTGGATCTCGCCTGTACTACCTTTGCGGTAACCAATAAACTCACGTAGGTAATCGTCCATACGTGAACGCTGATAGTAACGTCCTGCTTTTTCAGCAGCATCACTTACGTCCCAAAGTGCAACAACTCGCACTGCACCTTGATCGAAGATATCTTTACGTACACCTAGCGACTCTCGAATACGTTTGCGGCATTCTTTCTCAGGATCTTGTCCTGCAAATACCCAACGTTCGCCAAACTTGCATTCTCCGGGATGATCAACTTCTTCCCAAAGGTAGCAGTACATTTTATCTTTATCTACAATCATTGTGTGCCTCTTTGCCTAATTTATGTATATACTATAACATCAACAGATACACCTGTCAACCTATTTGTGTCCATTTTTTAGTGCCAAGATTTTCTTGTTCTGCCCAACGAATAAACAAGCCTGTTTCGCGACCATGTGCTTCAATCTCCCAAGGAAGGTCCCAGTAGCTAGTTTTTTTAGGATTGTATGTTTTGCCACACCAGGTGTTGTGCACTGGATGCAACTCGCGACGAGCATATTGTTTAACATGCACCATTTCGTGTGCAACAGTTTCTAGCAGTGTACGCAATTTTAAATCACGATGTACTTCGATTTCAAAGGTGCGCTTGTTATCGGTTTCTAAACAATAACCGTATGCATCTTTTAAAGTCTTTAGTTTGATTGTGATATCAAGATTGCGCATACGAGGCATTAGAGTTTTAATACAAAACTCGCTAATACTTTCTACGTACTTGCGCTGATTAGGTTTGCCGCCAATTACAGTAATCATACTTGCCTCTTTGTGTTTGCCTAATTAATACATTAATTATACAGCCAAGAGGACAGTGTGTCAACCATAAATTTTCTTCAATTAAATCAATGACTTACAGGCGTTTGATCACACGTCCTTTGTGGAGATCGTACGGACTCATTTCTACAATTACACGATCGCCTTGCACGATACGTATTTTAAACTTACGCATTTTTCCGCCTGTGTAAGCAGTAATCTGATGTCCGTTTTCAAGTTCTACTTTGTACATTTGGTTAGGCAGAACTTCTGCTACTAACCCTTCAAATTCTATTAGGTCTTTGTCCTTACTCATTCGACTCCTCTACTTTAGTTATAACGATAGAGCCCTGATCGCCCCATTCGATTCTTAGGTTATCACCTTCTTTCCATCCTTGTGCTTCCATAATCTCAGGCGGAATTTTCATTAGTACGTTTTCTTCATCGCCTTCAATGTCCTCAAAGATATCTTCTGCGTTGAATGTAAATGTTTTAGCTTCTTCTGTCATGGTGTTCTCCTATGCTAAATATTTATATGAAGGATGCATACTATACAGCCTTCTATGATGTGGTAAAAGAAACGCAAATAACATCTGGGTTAGAGTTGCCACATCATGTGGAGGCATACATTGTAATGTTGTTAGGCGATTACGTTGATCGCGACGACATTCCACCTGAACTTTCATTTGCAGAAATGTTCCTTAGTCTTCGCAACAGTGATCAAGCAAAGTATCTTGGCGATACTTGCTTGTTTGTTAGCGGAGTATTTCCTAAACTTAAACAACGTCATGGAATAAATCGCAGATACTATCAAGATATTGGTTCTACATCGTACGAAATGGCAAGCGATAAAGATGACACATTATATCCTGTACTAGCTCGACATTTTGTATTTCTAAGCGAATTTATTGAAGTAGCTGTTAATTCGCCCAAACTGCCGCATAGTAACCTTTTCCGTTAGTATCGCCACCGTCGTTATCAATTTCAACTCCATCGTATTCGATGCTAGTAACAGTGTCTTCACCGTTTAGATATTCAGTAGTAAAAATTTTTAACTTTGTAGGATCAAACTCGCCTGTAGTTTCAATTGTTCCTTCGAAGAAGCACCCTTTTTCGCTAGAATACATCTGAGCAATAAATTGTGCATCTGGTTCTTCGCAACAAGTCATTTCAGTTAACTGGATGTCGTAATCATTTTCTTCGTCAACTTTGCTAAGATAATCGCTAAGGTCTTCTCGATCAACTACTTCGCGTATTATATCAGCATCATAATCTCCGCTCGCTACTTCATCTACGGTAATATATGCACTACTAAATTCTACACCGTAAGTATGCTCGAACTCAGTATGCGATTCGTACCAAGGACGATGAAATACTTCTCCTTCGTCGTAAAGAAAGTCAGCACCTCGCGGAACTTCTGTGATTTCGTTAAATCCGCACTCTTCGTCTGTTGCGTTTACCATGTACTCTACAAGGTCTGTGTCACCGTGTTCTTCACACTGTGCTTTCCAAAAGTCGTGTGCTTCTTTTGAAATACTCATGTATGCACTTTCGCCGCCGTAGCCGTTAAGTTGAATACGGTAGTAGCGTGGACCTTTGAGTGCGTCAATTGTTTCTTGCTTTTCTTCCGAAGTTGCCATAAAATATACCTTTGTCGTTAGTTTACTCTATTAGTTTAACATCAATGACATATTTGTCAAGTCTTTTTTAGATAAAAAAAGCACCTTTCGGTGCTTTTTATTATATAGTAGCGTTAGGATCGTTTGTTTTCTTTGGAGCTTCAGGTGGAGCATCAGCAACCATATCCTGTTGTCCAGGTTCTTCTGGAGTATCTGGTTCTAAGATATTTTCATATTGTAACGATGCTAATAACTTAGCAGCAGCGTCAACTTCAACAATATTACGAACAGTAGTTCCGCCTTGAATATAACTTCTGTACTGACATAGTATGTTATTCTTGCCTAGTTTTTTAGCAACTTCTTGTACTGCTTGAGGAGCTTCGTTAATATTAGCAACTGGTTTAACTCTAACTTGAAGGAGTACTCCAGTATTTCCGCTTTGGCGCTGCACACCAGAAGTTTCTAAATCAAAGTATTTTAAGATGTTATAGAACTTCTCTCCGAAACGCAATTCTAAGAACGGCTTACCTGCGCCAGCATTTAGAATAGTAACGATAACTGCTTCATTACCTTTTACTTTTGTACTTGCATCTTCTTTATCAGCGTGTTTACCACTGTGATACAATAGACCTTTCTGTAAGTGACGTAAGAAGTCAACCTCGCCTTCTACTGAATCCCCACGTAAGTGCTGTTCAATCTTTTCTTCCGCCCACTCATATGTTTCTAGGATAGGACCGTTTAGAATATCAAATACGCTTTCCTCATCTAGTGTAAATTTGCCGTCTACTGAGTTTTCTTCATATGCTTTATCAAATGAAGCTTTAAAGTTTTCCGGAAGCTCATAAGCAAAACTCTGTCTCCAGAATAAAGCTAGTTTTTCGAAGTTACGTCCGCTTGCTTGACCAATCTGACTGCGGCCGCCACCGGCTTTTAGACTTAGAAGACTTAGTGTTTCTGTTTCGCCAGTTTCAGGATCAACAACAAGCGACAAGTCAACTTTAGTCATATTTTGGTTTTCTGCTTCAGCACCATCGCTAACTACACTAATAACTTGTTTAACGCCGTCTTGATAATAAGATACAATCTTATCTAGTGCTGATCTAGGTGCAACGCCTTCGTTAGCATACATAACTGCTTGGTTAAGCATTGTATCTAATTTTTTGCCAGCATCTTTACTAAGACCAAGTTCTTTTGCAACTGCTAATCCGTCACCTTCTCTCTCCATTAACAACTGAAGAGCTCTTAGATCGCCTTTTGGAAGAGTAACTTTTAGCTTTAGTCTATCGTCAGTTCTGTCAGCAACTTTAACATTGATCTCATCTTTGTTTGCTTTAAAAAACGCTTGTCCAATCTTAACTAGTTCTCGTTCTGTAATAGGAGTACTAGTTCTAGCAAAGCGAGCTGCTAGTGCAAAACCTAGTACACCTTCTGTTACGTTACCTGCGTTAACTGTAACCTTTACGCTAGATTTATCAATCTTTAATGCAGTAAAAGTAACTGGTTCACCGTCTTCGTTTGTTCCTTCAATTTTGTCTGGAATATTTTCGCCGTATTCTGTTACGTTTTGAACTTGCGCTCTAAGCAAACCTAGAGCTGCTTGTTTTTGTTCATCAGTAAATGTAACAGCGATCATATCACTTTTAGAATCAGGCTTTACATAGATCGGACCGCCAGCTTCAACTTTTTGCATTAAATCTGGAATGTATTTTTTGTAACTTCCGTGCTTTTCGTTCCAGTATTCTTTCTTTAATACTGCTTCGTCTAGCCTAGATTCAACTACTTTAAAATCTTTAAAACGCATTATATGTTCCTAAATTATTTTAAGTATTTATGCAATCTTGGGGAACAACATGTCTCTGCAGAACAAGTCTACATCGTCTTCGTTTAGACCTAGACTCTTCATTGTTCTTGGTGTGTGCGGATTCTGTTGCTGATTGTGTGCGTAATAGTTGTGTGCTGATTTAACTTCTTCTGGGTCACCGTCTCCTGTGTACTCTGCTACTTCTTCGAAGTATGCTTGTAGATTGTCAAGTGCCAGTTGAATAATAGCAACTGCTTCTTCTTCTGTGTTTACATTGCCTGCGGCAAGCATGTGTTCTGAGAAGATATTTTTAGCCCAGTCAGGTAGTTCACGTTTCTTTTTAGGAATAAAATCGGCTACACTTTCAGCATAGCCGTGCATCATAGGATGATCTGGATTAGAGCTTGCACTAAAGTCAAGGAATGCACCTGTCATTTTGTTTTTTCCTGCAATAACATCAAATCCAAAGATAGGTGCATCATTGTCTAGTTGCGGCATGACAGTTACATGCATCATCCATAAGCCTTTCGTTTCACGTGCATCTACGACATCAATGTGCGCCCTGCGCACACTATCACTATGCCAAACGCGGTTGATCCAAGTATCGTTATTAAAGTGAGCAAGACCTGGTTCTTCGTATTCTGTTGCATAACTGTCAAATATTTTAATAATTTCGTTCTGACAATTAATCAGATGATTCCATATAATGCTCAATGTCTAGCTCCATTAGATTTTGGAAAAGTTTAGTTGCACTTTCAAATACAAACTTAGATTCTTCAGCTAGTAATGCTTCCTTACCAGATAGCAATTCACGTATATCGTCTTTAAGAATCTCTACATCATCATTAAATTTATACATCTTACCTTCGCCAGGAACTTTTGTTGCTATCATTTGGCCGCCGCTTAGATCTCCCATATGTTGTACATACATATGTGCTAGCAACAATTTTTTATCGATTTTATCATTAGTAGCAAACTCGATTAAACGTTGCATGTAATCATGAGTTGCCTCTAGTAATTCAGGTGGGTTAGCAGGATCGTCCCACAGTTCAATAAAATCTTCATGTATTTTATGTCTACGTTCTATCCTCTGCATTACATCTCTAGCTGCTGGTATATTACCTATTATTAAATCTTCTAATAATGAATATTTTGTAAATTGATTGAATAGGTATATTGCGTAAAATTTTGGATTTATTTTTCCGCTCATTAGAACATTAACAAATTCTTGTCGTTCTGCATTTGTATGATGCTCTCTAGTTAGTTCTTTTAAACTAGTCATTCTGCCTCCATTGTAATTTTAAGTGGGAAACCATTATTTCTACTTGCATTAATTGCTTCGGTTGTTTTTTGCTCAGCGATTTCGTGACTGTACGTTCCTGCAACTCCACTTCCTTCTGTATGTATCGTAAGAGTGATACGTTCTGCAGATTCTTGACTGTGCTTAAATATTTCAGTTAGTACGTTAACGACCCAATCCATAGGGGTGTGATCATCATTTAGAAAAATCACGTTGTATTTAATTGGTTCGCTGATTTCTTGTTTAATCTTTTCGTCGATTACTACGTCGGTAGATGTACTCATGTTTATCTCCATTGGTTGTAAAATGGGGAAGTATTAACTCCCCCAAGACAATTACTTGCCTACTTCTCCGTCAAACTCGCCTTCGATTGCTTCTTGTACAGTACCGTTATAGTCTGTAATAGAAATTTTCTTAGGTTGTAGTTCCTCTGGTATTTCACGCTTCAGGTGTATGTTAAGCATACCTAGTTCAAGGCCTGCACTAACTACATCAACGTGATCAGCAAGTGTAAACTCTCTACGGAAGTTGCGATTAGCAATTCCTTTATGTAGGTAATTTACTTCTTCACCCCCTTTAGGAGATGTACCTTCGATACGCAGAATCTTACCGTCTTTAGTAATGTCTAAGTTACCCATGCCGAATCCTGCGACAGCAATACTAATCATGTATTCGTCGTCGTTGATTTGTGCAATATTGTATGGAGGATAACCTGTACTGTTTGGACTATTTTGAAACTGTCTGTCTAGTTCATTAAACAGTCTGTCAAAGCCAATAGTAGCTCTGTGTAGTTGAGGTAGGTCTAGAGTTGTTAGTCTTGTCATTTTATTTCTCCTTTATTAAGCAAGATTAAAAACGTAACCCTTTCGGCGTTACGCATTTATTTATCACGATAAAACTGCTACTATTTCGTTTTCTGATATTGTAACGTATTCCATTTCGTCGTGTTTAAATTTTTGTCCGGCCATATTGTTAACGAGAATAGTACTACCTGGCTTTGTGCTAACTTCGATAAAGTTTCCTTTACTGTCGTAAGTACCTGGTCCAGATGCTAGTACTTCAGCTTTAACAATGCCTTCATTTTTTGCATTTGCAATAATGAGTCCGCCGGCTGTTTGTGTCTCCGCTTCTTGGAGTTTGATAATGAGTTTATCATGTAGCGGTCTTAAATTCATATTAATTACCTATAGTTGAGTTTTCGTACACACCATTATGTGTTTGCGTACAACGAACAAACGTTGTACACTTACTAAGTTGTTTAAGAGTATTAGCACCTGCATACGTACAAGTACTACGCACACCGCCTAGTATATCCTGTACAGTATTCATTACTGCTCCGCGATATGGAACTAGTACAGTTCGTCCTTCGGAACTGCGATAGTCTTTTAGTCCGCCGAAGTGTTTCTTGTTTGCACTTTCTGAACTCATACCGTAGAATTGTACAAACTTCTTTTCCTCAACTTTAAGTTTAGCTCTAGAAGTTGATAGCCATTGATCGTATTCATTCGTTTGAAAGTACTTGGTGATTACTTCGCCGCCGCCTTCGTCATGACCTGCTAGCATACCTCCTAGCATTACAAAATCTGCACCGGCGGCAAATGCTTTTGCGACATCACCAGGACAAGTGCAGCCGCCATCAGCAATGATATGACCTCCAAGGCCATGGGCAGCGTCCGCACATTCGATAACTGCGGAGAGTTGAGGATAACCCACACCAGTCTGTATACGAGTAGTGCATACACTCCCAGGGCCAATGCCCACTTTAACAATATCAGCGCCAGCAAGAATCAATTCCTCCGTCATTTCGCCTGTTACTACATTTCCGGCGATGATTACAATATGTGGATAACTAGCACGTAGTTTGCGAATAAATTCTGCAAAGCGTTCTGAGTATCCGTTTGCTACATCTACACAAACGTATTTTAAGTTACCACTGTCAACTGCACCGTAGACGTTTTGAAACTTGTAAAAGTCCTTGTCAGTGATACCGATGCTCATTGCTACATGTTCTTGCCTGTTTACAAGTCCTGCGTTAAAGAACTCAACTAGCTCAGTTGCATTATAAGTTTTAACTAAACAAGTAAAAATTCCGTTTGCTGACAGAGTATCTGCCATTTCAAACGTTCCGACACCGTCCATGTTAGCAGCCATAATAGGAATACCACGATAGTGATAGTCTTCTACGTTGTCAGGAAAGTCCGGCTTGTAATTACGGAATGTAAATTTACGTTCTAAGTCTACTTCCTTACGACTGCCTAGTGTACTACGCTTAGGACGAATGAGTACGTCTTTGTAGTCTAGTTTAATATCGGTTTCTAACCGCATGTTAACCTCTTAGTATAAGCGTTTGGTATGTAAATTTTCTTTTGCTTGTTTCTTTAGCCAACGAGAGCGAGCAGCCTTCTTAGCATTTTTACGACGAGTAGTTGGTTTTTCGTAGAATTCGCGATTGCGTACTTCTTGAAGAATACCGTCTTCTTGGACCAGTTTCTTAAACCGACGTAGTGCTTTATTAACGTCTCCGTTTCGCACTTCTACTGCTAAACCGTTAATCGGTTGTTGTGATTTATTATGATTTTTGCGCAAAATAGCCTCCATTTTCCTTTAAAAAATCAAGTGTATATATTCTTTTTACACTTATATTATTATATACTGGATCAGTTGAATTTGTCAACCAATATGTATTTGTATTTGCAATGATATAGCTAGCTATATCTCTTACTCGTGACGTTGCATTATCTACGTCAAAAATGACAAGATCTGCAAGATTAGAAATAGTTAATAACCAATCTATATTTTCTTCTTGGTCTTGATTGTCGTAGATGTATATATTAAGAGGACAGTTCCAAACTTCTATATAATTTTGGAATTCATCTTTAATATCGTCTCTACAATGGATGAGTAGGATACTTTTGTTGTTGTTAAACAACTTATCCGGTGCTGTTATTAGATTGATTGTGTGCATCTTCTTCCCATGGTAAACTATCTATTTCTCCACGTATATATCTATACTTCCACTCTTTGAGTGTCTCATTTGGATGCTTGTCTTTCCATGCGTGTTTAGCTGCCTTCCAATCAATTGATTGTTCTTTTATTTCGTATTCGTTTGTGCGTTTAATTTCTTCTTCTGTGCGAGTGTCTATTTCTTGTTCGGCCACAGCCATTCCGTTGGTAGAGTCTCCTCCATTATCTCCGGTTCCAACATCGTCAGATACAATATGGTCATCTACTTGTCCTTTCTCTTCTTGAGGTACTTGAGGAGCAATAATATTATTGCTAGTGTTGTCATTTAACTGTTGTTCTTGTTTTTCGAGCCGAAGACTCTCCTGTTGATCGTCTTTACGTCTGCGGTGTAATTCAAACGTGTATTGGCTTGCAATCAATAATAGTACAGCAAGCGGGTCAAAGACAAATATAATTGTAATGATAACCCAACGTACTGCCTCTTCTAATAAGTTAGTATCTGCTTGTTCACCGTAGATAAACTCAGCAATGTATTTTACAGGACCTACTTCTGCTTCTAGTTTACGGTAGTCTGCTTCGAGCGAAAATTTTTCATCTATCAATCGATCGATCTCATTCGATGCAGTACGGACACGTTCGTTTTGTTCGTTTAATATCGTTTGAAGATCATTACCGTTGTTAGACTTTAATTGGTCTCTTAGGTTGTTGATAAGTGCATTTGACTGTGCAATTTGCTCGTCGGCATTAGCACGTAATCGTTTAATTTCTTCGCGGGCTGCTATTACTACAGGCGACTGTGCAGCATCTTGTATACGCTGTAGCCACACATCACGCTCCTGTGCTTTGCGTTCTTGATATGCTGTAAATGCTGCCGCAGTCCTAGGACCATATGCACCATCTGCTTTAGCACCTACCATACCTTGTGCTTTAGCAATTTCACCTGTGTCAATATAGCCTTGTAGTTTAGCAAGGTCAGTATCAATTTTGTCTAGCTCGCTTTGGAATAATTGCGACTGCTGTGCAATGATAGCATTTTGTTCGTCAATAGCAGGTTGTATACGCTCGTATGCTGTGCTAATACGTTGCTGTTCACGATCAATTTGTTCTTGTAGTTGTGTGGTAGCCCCAGTTCCTGATGTTTCTAAATCTTGAATCTTTGCTTCAGCTCTGGCAATAACTTCTTCGTTGCGGGCAATTTCTTTTGTAATGCGTTCAATTTGTGCAATGCCTTCGTTGGCACTTGCAGTTTGCTCAATGTGTGCTTTGGATAAGAAGCCAAAGATACCCATGCTTGTAATAAACATAAGGACAATTACGGCTGTAGTTAGATAAGATTTAAGCCACCATGTAGCTTGTCTCCAATATCTATGCAACCATACTGCGGTGACTAGTTTGCTAACTTCTAGTATGCCGCCCATAATCATAATAGGTATAGCTGCCGCAGCAAAGATAGTCATAAGGCCTGCGACAGAATAGTATATTGCAACAGCACTAATCGAAAGGGCTGTAATTAAAGTTAATATCGCTAAGAACATAGTAATGTATTTAACCTGTTATACATTACAAATAAAGCTATCTTATTACTCCCAGCGATAGAATTTATGTACACCGATAGTTCCAGTAAGTGTTAGTGTGCGGGCCCAACTCGGGTTTACATAATCTGCGTGATAGTGTGTTGCGCCTTCAGTAAGGCCGCGAAAGTTATCAAGTGTGTACATGTTGTATGCAATTTGTTGTGCTAGTACCCAAGCATCTGTATTAGCAGGCCAATCACTCTTGCCGTCACAGTACCAACTGAACTGACAGCGATGACGTTTCATTGTGCCGTTGGCGTTCTTCTCTCCTTGCTGTACTACTTCGCATACTGTGTTCGGGTAACGAGTGTCTTCTACACGATTTAGTACTACATCAGCTACAGCAATCATATCAGCGTAGCTAGAACCTCGTGCTTCGTAATAGATGTTTTGTGCTAGGCACCACTCTTCAGGACGGTCTTCCGCACTGTACAGACCCTTTGCGTTAGCAGCAGACGCCATTACTAGCATTACTGCTGCCATAATATAAAACTTCATTGTGTTTCCTTTCTTTACCATTTAACGTTATTTTTGTTCATCCACTGATTGATTAATCCAAGAATCATAACCGTAATTGCGCCGATGCCAATCATTGCCCATTCGTTCTTTTCATATCCCCAATCAAAAATAGCATTTACAATTGCTCCAACTAGTAGCCACAAACCAAGCATAGCGGCAGGGATAGCTACGATCATAAACAATGTACCGAGTATACCAAGCTCGCCTACTGCTGCTCTAAATAATCGCCACATATTATTTCTTCTCCATAATAGCTTTTAATTTTTCATATGTAACACGAGCTTTTTCAGATCCTTCGACACCCCCACTAAGAAGTGCTTGAACATAACGTTCATGCTCACTCATGCCGTGTTCGGCACCTTTCTTAAATCCTGCCTTATATGTCATTCGGTAAGTACCAAAAATAAGTGCTATGACTAATACGATTTCCCAGCTCATTATATTTCTCCTTTGTTAGATTACCGACGCATACGTGCTAGTTCTTCGGCTTGTTTTGTTCCTCGCATGATTGGGACTGCGTTGGATTTGTGCATTGTTCCGATTCCACAGATGAGGTCTCCTGTGTACTTTGGCGACTCTTTTCTTGCACACGACTCTGGGATCGCGTCCGAAGTTTGTAGGCTTGGATACTCCTTTGTGTCGCGGATAGGCGGTTTGGACGGCGCATACTCTTTGAACTCCTTTTCTTTGGTACGCTTGGGTTTATACTGACCTTTAGTGTATGCAATGTAATCTTCTAGTGTATCAAACTGCAACTTGTGATTGTGAGTTTGACGCATACGTTTGTTGTATTGACGCCACTCAGTAGTAAGACGTTCCATGTCTTTTTGAGTTAGTTTCTTAGGTTTGCGTTTTTTAGTGTTGATTGTGCTGAGGCCGGTTGCCAAGTGCATTGTCATATATAAAACCCTGCTATCTAATTAACGTGTAACTATTATAGCAGGGTTCGGTTAGTGTGTCAACTTATTTTTCGCCAATTTTACAATTGCGCTTGCGATGTCCATTCCATGCAATAAAACCGCCTATACGTAATCCCCAATAGGCAAGATAATTTAACAAGTGAAAACCGTTCTGTTCGATGTTAATGTCACGGAACAATTTATCTGCTTCTTTTTGATTAAACATATGTATAGGATGCTTTGGTTTATCTAGAAGCAATACTTGGTACTTGTAAATGTAATCGTGGACAAGGCCTGCAATTAGTAGTACACCTGTAGGCGACAACCAAGCTGATATAAATTTTGGTACGCTGGCACCGTCGAAAATAAATCCTTTAGGTATTACGTATTGTCTTTCTTTTAATTCGAAATGCCAGTCCTCTACAATTTCCCAAGTGCGTACACCGAGTAGCCACAGTTTAATAGCACCCCAGAATCCCTTGCCAGCTGTATCTATTTTAATAGGACGCATCACAGGCATTGTAGTGTATTTAAAACCAACTATAGGTTCGTCTTGGTCTATACCAAATAAGTTAATAATCCAGCCGATAAGGATTAGTATAGCAACTGTTGTAAACTGCCACCATACTATTGCTTGTTCGATTAAAAAATCTAATAATTTATTGTCCATTACTTATTCTCCATAAGTAGCACTGCTGCATCATACTCTTCTTGACTTACTACACCGGAATCTAATAGTTTCTGTCTATTGTGTAAGTGCCCTGCTTCTATATCATCTTTAGACTGTCCACTGTATATTACAGCTAAGTTTTCTGCCAATAACAAATCTGTTAAGTATACGCTGTGTTCTTTAAGAATTATATCGCCTAAGATGCGTCCGAACTTGCCCTTAAAGTCTTGACTCTTTAGTGTATGATAACTTCCTACTGGTAGTAACTCTTCTACTCTTGCTTTTGCTAGGTTTCCGAATATTCTTTCTACTTCGTCTGAAGTACGACACTCCGGAGTGTCTATACCTGCAATACGAACACGCTCATTGTGCATCCATATTCCAAAACCTAGGTCAACGTCTACGTCAACAGTATCTCCGTCTACAACACGGACTATTTTACATTTATATTCGTACATCTTCTGACCACTCCTCTATGCTAAAAATTTGTTGTTTGTTAATCATTGTACATCTGTATGACGGATCATCTGAGTTAACCATAAAGCATACGGGTAAGAAGTATCTTTCGTCATTGATTAAATCTTGTAGGCGATCGCCCGGTTCTAAGTAAACATATGCAGATTTACTATCGCCGTTTAAGAATTCTATTAAGATCTTTATAGGATCTGTATGTGACATTGTTATTCCCTCATTAACATATAAGTATTTATTGCAGCCACAAAAAAAGCACCCGAAGGTGCTTCTATGATAAGTCGTTATCTATAAATGTACTATGCAAACACACTTATAGATAACGGCTTACCTTTGTGTTTAACATAGCCGTTCTTTTGCATTTTCTTACGATCACGCTCAACGGTTGCTTTGTTGTATTGACGCAAGTATTTTGCGACTAAGTTGCGCTGTTTTGGCGCAGTTACTTTCTTTGCCATGACACTCTCCTTTTCTAAAGTATGTATTATACATACTTATGCGAAGATGTCAATCTCTTTTTCAACCGTTTCTTCTGTTTCTTCTTGTGGCGGCTTAATAGGTCGTAGCCAACTGTCTGCAATATACGCTCGAGGACTGGGTCCTAGCATAATACTTAAATCGTCAGCTTCAACCCACCAATAGTGATCATGAACCAGTGCTTTACAAGGAATTCCTCTAAACTCAAAAGTTTCGTTTTCCTTAAATTTGCCTATGTATTCTGCTACGTTTACAACTCTGCCTACATTTTCTGGGCGTAATGAAAATACAATTACAGCCGCATCGCCTTGTTTACAATTCATCGTTTTTCCAATCTAATCTATGTTTCTGTTTCTTACACGGTCTAATAGTGCGCAACCGATGCGTTTTTTCTTTTTGTTTCTTTGGCGCATACGGTTTAGGTTTTTGCGGAGTTCTTATGTGTTTCATATATGAATCTCATGCAGTGATTATATCGTAAATTTCTTTCCAGTTTACTACTTTTGTAATATTGTTATAAATTATTTCGTGATCTTCGTTGTGGTCATGTAGCATAAGTAAACTATTAAGACCAAATACTGCTCCAACTTCTGCGTTCTGAGGTTTGTCTTCGACCCAGAAGCATCCAGTATCTTTGTATTCTTTTAGAACGTGATCTTTATCTGCGCCTGTGTCTAAGTAAACATACTTCTCAAACACTGTATCGCCGAAGAGCTCACGCAGATTTTTAGTACGCAAGTGTTGAGCATACTGATCGTTACTCAAAGATGTTATTACGTGGAAAATATATCCGTGGTCAACGTGTAGTTTGCGAACATACTTCATTGCATCACGTAACGGAGGAAGTTTACGTATCCAAGCACTTTCGTTAAACATACGCACAAGACGCATTGTATCTTGTCGGCTTAAGCCGTACTTGATGTCCATCTTGTAATCGCCTGTTACTTTAATAGTGTACCCGTGACGAGCCATCCACTGATCAAATGCGTATTCCCAATCTAAGAGTACGCCGTCTGCGTCAACAAGAATTACTTTATCTTTTTTCATAGTGTGCCTTCCTAATTGCCTTATTATAGCATTAGTATAGCACCGTTGATGCTAGTTGTCAACTAGCTGTTTGCGTATACATCGCCTTGTGTTACGTTGATAATTTTTGCACCACAACTATAGGTGTCATGCAATCTACCAATTTCTAGGTTATTTGCGTATACGTTAGGGCTGTGCGTAGCCAAACCAGTTTGGTGTGTTGCACATGCAGGAGGAATAGTGTGGGCTTGTTCGACGTCACCTTTGCGAACAACACCCACGTTGTGTACGAAAACATCTGGACTGCCTGCTTCTGTAACAATATTTTGTGGAGCAGCATCGCAGGTGATTCCATCTTTCGGATCTGCGTCACCGACAGATACGTGTACAGTATCTACAATATCTACTCCGTCTTTTCTTGCTACTAGTGGCATGTCTTTGTTTCCTTAAATCATTTGAATACCGCTTGTTTGCGATGTGTACTGCTTACCAATTTCGTCTTGTGTTTTTGCTACACAACTAACTGAAGTTACAGTTATATTAAATTTGGCATCAGGTGATACACTAAACATAAACGGTGCTAAACCTAGGCCTTCTGGCTGTGCAATAAGAACCATAGGTTTTCTGACTGTAAAGTATTTAGCGTCTTCTTTTTCTAATCTTGCTACAATTTCTTCGCCTGAGCTTAGTTTCAGTGAAATGGTGTCGCCTTCTTTGTATGGTGTTTCGATTATCATAAAGTATAGCCTGTTCCTGTGTAGTTAGTTTCGTCGATGTACTTTGTTAGTTCATTGTAGCCACCTACAATTTTGCCATCAACTTTAATTTGCGGGAATGTACGAGCTCCAGGAAACTCTTCTAGTACTTCCTCACGAGTAAAGTGTGTTGCAAGTTCTTTGTAGGTGTATGTTAGTCCACGCATTTCGCAAAGTTGTTTTGCTTGTTCGCAAAAAGGACAATGAGGTTTACCCCAAATTTCTATCATAGTGAGAATCCTTTAAATGTGTCTTCGCTTACGTCTTGCTTGGTTCCACCAATGACGTAAGAACTAATTTCTGTTTCTTGTGGTGCAACTTGTACGTCTGCTCCACTGATCCATTTTTGTGTCCACGGTAGTGGATTATTTTTAACTGAGAAAGGACTCTTTAGTCCAATGTTTGTCATACGACGAGTAGCAATCCACTCGATGTATTCGCTTAGTAATTGAGTGTTTAGTCCAATCATTGAACCGTCTTTAAACAAGTAGTCAGCCCAAATCTTTTCTTGATCTACTGCATCTACAAACATCTGTATACATTCTTCTTCTGTTTCTTGTGCAATCTTTTCGAAGTCTGCATCTTCTTTACGAAGGAACTTCAACATCATCTGAGTAGAAGCAAGGTGCAAGTTTTCATCACGAGCAATTAGCTTAATAATTTTAGCATTACCTTCCATCTTCTTAAGTTCTGCAAACGCCCATGAACATGCAAACGAAACATAAAAACGAACACCTTCGAGAATGTTAACACTCATAAGAGTCAGCCACAACTTTTTCTTTAGCTCGTACAAGCTAATAGTTTTAGTGGTTGATTTATCTTCGTTGCCTTTCATTATAGTGAAAGAACCTTCACCAAACATATTGTAGTACATGCTGTACTCGATTAAATCATCGTAATACTTGCTAATAGCGTCTGCACAACTTACAATTTCTTTAATATCCAACATCTCATCGAAGATTTTAGATGGGTTGTTATAGATATTACGAATAATATGTGTGTAAGAACGGCTATGAATAGTTTCAGAGAACGTCCAAGTTTGTATCCAGTTTTCTAATTCTGGAAGACTTACTATAGGCGCGAAAGCTTCAGTCGGTGCACGGCCTTGTACACTGTCTAAAAGAATCTGACGCTTTAAGTTAGAAGTAAAGATATGCTGTTCGTGTTCTGTTAGACCTTTAAAGTCTTTAGCATCTTGATAGATATCTACTTCTTCAGGTCGCCAAAAGAAGCCAAGTTGTTTGTCAGTTAGTTGATCAAACTGTTTGTACTTCAATGTGTCGTAACGTTGAATAGTTGGACCACCTGAAGGATCCAAAAACGATTTTACTGATGTATGATCTACACGATTGTTTACATCAAATACACTTCCCATTATAACTCCTCTTCCTTTATTTTTCTATAATAACACGCCCTTGTGGGCGTGTCAATATTTATATTGTACAAGAGTCGCAATGAGAATCGTCAATGTCACCTGATGAATCTTCACTGTTCTCTTCGCCTACTAGCTTGCTTACGTCTAGCTCTCCTTGGCCATCGTTAGTATTGAAGTAATACAATTGCTTGCCGCCGTACTTATAAAACATAATAAGATGCTGTAGCATTAGACTCATAGGAATCTTTTCATCTTCAAAGAACTGCGGATTGTAACTTGTATTAACTGAAATACCTTGGTCGATATACTTTTGCAATACAGCCATAATTTTTAAGTAGCCTTCTGGGCTCTTTTGTTCCCATAGTAGATCGTACTTGTTTTTAAGCTTTTTGTACTCAGGTACTACTTGTTTCAGTACGCCGTGTTTGGATTGTTTTACACTGATGTAAGCACGAGGCGGTTCAATGCCATTAGTTGCATTAGCAATTTGCGCACTTGTTTCACTTGGCATAAGTGCCATTAGTGTTGAGTTACGAATACCAGTTTCTTTTAGTTGATTACGTAGTCCGTCCCAGTCCATACGTTCTTTGTGCTCGACTAGATCATCAACATCTTTCTTGTAAGTTTGGTTAGGAGTAATGCCGTGTCCGTACTTAGTTTCCATTAACCCTGGGATAGCACCTTGTTCAGCAGCAAGATCGGCACTTGCTTTGATCAAGTAATAACTCCATGCTTCTGCGTATTCGTCAATTAGTTCAAGTCCTTCTGCGGTAACGTCTTGGTAGCTTAGACCGTGTTTAGCCATCCAGTAAGCAAAGTTAATAATGCCTACGCCAATTGGGCGGCGCTTTTCTGTGCTTAACTGTGCAGCTAAGATAGGATAGTTCTGGTAGCTTAATAGTGCGTCTAAGCCGCGCACAGCAAGCGTACACGCTTTTTCGAAGTCAGCTGGTGTTCTGACATTACCCCAGTTAATAGCGCTCAGTGTACACAATGAAATTTCGCCGTCTGGGTCATTAATATCTTTTAATGGCTTAGTTGGCAAGTCAATTTCTGCACACAAGTTTGATTGACGAATAGGTGCAATCTCAGGAAGGAAGCTACCATGATCGTTAGCGTTGTCAACGTTCTGTAGGTAGATACGCCCTGTGTTCTTACGTTCTTCTATAAACGCACTAAACAATGCAACTGCCTTAACTGTTTTCTTGCGTAGTTTAGTATTGCGTTCTGCCTTTTCATATAGTTCGCGGAACTTGTCTTGATCAGCATAAAATGCATCATATAGTCCTGGTACATCACTAGGTGAGAAAAGGGTAATATCTCCGCCGGTAATAAGTCTTTCGTACATTAACTTGTTAAACTGTACACCATAGTCCATGTGACGCACACGAGTTTCTTCTGTACCTTTGTTGTTCTTTAGAACTAACATTTCTTCTGCTTCTAAGTGCCATATTGGGTAGTAGATAGTTGCTGCGCCTCCGCGAACACCACCCTGTGAACAACTTTTAGTAGCTGCCTGGAACATCTTGTAGAAAGGAATGATACCTGTATGGAATGCATCGCCTTTACGAATAGGCGAACCAATAGCACGAATAGATCCGCCACCGATGCCAATGCCTGCTTTCTGACTTACGTACTTGACGATAGACGAGCTAGTAGCATTAATACTGTCTAGGCTGTCGTCTGTTTCAATAAGAACACAAGAGCTAAACTGGCGCTGAGGCGTACGAACACCTGCCATAACAGGAGTAGGTAGACTAATGTCATGCAAACTGATAGCATCGTAGTAGTCTTTAACCCACTTGAGGCGTTCTTCTTTTGGATATGTAGCAAATAGTGTTGCAGCAATTAGTACATAACACATTTGAGGTGTTTCAAAAATTTCACCAGTCACACGATTTTGCGCAAGGTACTTACCACGTAGCTGTTCCATTGCAACGTAGGTTAGATTTTCGTCACGTTCGTGTTTAACGAAAGAATTAATTTTCCCCCATTCTTCGTCAGTATAGTACGTAATCAATTCTGGATCATAAAAACCGCGATCGATATTTTTTCCAACAAGCTCTTTAACTGTACAAGGATGATAGTCACCATAAACTTCCTTGCGTAAGGCATAGTTAATTAGGCGTCCGCCGACATATTGATAATTTGGAGTTTCTTCCGAAATAAGATCTGCTGCTGCTTTAATTAATGTTTCTTGTATTTCTGCACTTGTAATTCCGTTGTAAAACTGTATGTGACTTTTAATTTCAACTTCACTCGGCGATACACCTGTGATGCCGTCACATGCATGAAATACAACTTTGTGTAGTTTTTCAATGTCGAGCGGTTCTTTTCCGCCGCTGCGTTTGGTGACTTGAATCATTTGTAATTTCCTTCTTTATTGTTTGTAAGTAGAGTTATTTATTGGAGGTCAGGCATGACGTATTTTTTTTCTAGTCGAAGAGTTTCTGGTAAGTCTTCAACTGAAACAGGTGCGTGTTCGTCATAGCCTATACACAAATCTTTTAGAAAAAGTAAGTATCGTGTTTCTGATCTTTCTTTGTCTTGTCTAATATGTATCTCAAAATGTTCGGTCGAAAAGCGATCAGTTAATTGTAATGTGTAACAAATTCCGAGCATTAGGCAAAACTCACAGTATGAATTTTCGTTTACTAATTCCCATGGTGTAGGCCAAGTTTGCTTGTCATACGGATCTGCATGTATGAGTACTTTAGGTGCTTTATTGTAGATGTCAATAACATCCTGGATTGGAGTTTCGCTTGTCTCTAATGAGTTACGAAACTCGTTCCAGGCGAAGAGACGCTGCTCGTATGTGCCGTTAAACATAAGTCTCCTTATGATTTAACTCGTGCTCGGAATTGAAGAGTTCCTGCGTCTCCTGGGTTAGTTGTTGATACTGCAAGAGTATCTGTTTGTACAAACGAAGTTGTCCATACAATGTTTTCTGCATAGTTTGCACTGCCTGTAATGTCGTAATCATCAATTATGTCTACAGTTTGGCCTGTTGGTTCAATTGTTACGGTTAATGTGCCGAATCGTTTAAATGTTCTAATTGTAGATTCGTACACATATTCAATTTCATATGTTTTTATACTATCTGCTGCTAATCGGAAAGCATACTGCGGCGATGTAGAGTCCGGAATAGACACTTTCTTAGTATAACCTTCTTCGTAGAACACTGGTCCAACAACATCTGGAGTATATCTGCTTGTAACTAAGTTTGCAGATACTAGTCCGTCTCTTGCTGAACCTGTACTTAAAATATAACTTCTTTCGAAGTAATCGTCAACTGAAATGTTACCGGAATAAGCAAATTTAATTATACCGTATGCTCCGTAATCTATATCAGCTGGTCCACTATAGCGATTACCTACATTATAAAAATGATTTTCTCTAGAAACGTTGTCAACGCCATATTTGACTAGAATACCATTTGCATATATTTCTTTAAAATCGTTTTCTGATATTACATTGTTTCTTGGATAAGGATTTCTAGTATCATATGTCTGTACACCGTTTCCAAAACTAATGCCGTAAATGTTTAGATAAAACGAATTCTTATGAATTACATTATCAACTGAGTAATCGTCGCTCATAATACCGAAACATAAATCGTTAAACGAACAATTTCGGATTATGTTATTTCCTGAGTATACAGTCATGCTGTCACTTGTTAGTTTAATACCAGCATTAGGTATTACATCTAACTCGGTTTTGTTTAATGCGTCAAAGTTTCCTTGGAATTCTATATCTTCAACTGTGCTATTTCTACAGTTAAACAAGTTTATCAAAGGACTTACAGTGTTTGCTGATGCAAAACTAATTGTCATACCAGCCAAGTGTATATTAGTTGGCTGGTTATTTGTAGTAACACTCGAAGTATGAACCGGATTTCCTGGTGTGGAGAGATCGCTAACAGTTAAGAATGCTGCTTGATCTCCTACAACTGAAATGTTTGTTTTTCCTTTGCCAGCGCCAATTAGCTTAGTATTTTTAGGTAAGTAAATTGTATCGGAGATGACATATGTTCCCGGCTCCATGTGTAGTATTGCCTGGTCACTACTGTCAGTGTTTAGATACAGTTGATAGATAGCTGTTTGAAGTTCTTGTGTACAATCGCTGCCGTCTCCAAGAACGCCAAACGCTCTAACACTTACTCTGTCGTCAAGTCTATCTTGTAAATCTCGTGTAGCTGTTCCTGCTATACTTGATTCAGGACGATACGTGTAAGTGTTTACGAGACTAAACAAGTTATCGTTTGATGTTAATATGCGTGTGTTGCCGACTGCTGGAGCTCCTTCGCTTACACTACCATTACCTATGTATAAATGTTGTGTATCGATTGCCCAGCCAAGCTCACCTGAAGCCAACTGCGGAAGACCGGAACCTGAGTTCTCCTTACCTCTTCGAATTTGTATGCGTGATATACTGACGACTGCCACTTGAATCTCCTAAAAATACTTTAAAGTATTTATGCGTATTTCTCGTAATACTGATAGACTCGCTCATACCATTCGTGTCGCCACTCGTCGTACTCATGTGGCCATAGGTCAAACTGTTGATAAATTTCGCCACCTATTTCCATAGGATCATCACCGCGAGTACACATAAACACGTGACCTTCGCGTATATTGGTTCCGTGTACTGCGTTATGCGCTTCAGCATACGCTACCATTTGAAGATAGTAGTCTACAATCCACTCTTCCTTTTTAGGCTTGTTAGACTGCTTAAAATCCATAATGCACGGGTTGCCTTTGTATTGCCCTACTAAGTCAGTAGTTCCGGCATACATATTAGGAACATAGAGTGCAACTTCTGAACCCCATATTTCGTCTACATCAACAAGTGCATTGTCACGTATCATTGTAGCCATTGCGTGTGCCTTTTTAGCAAACGGATTACTACCTGGAGTAGGCCACTCACCGAACTCGATATAGTCTTCGAGATACTTGTGCATACGTGTACCTACACCGGCAGCTTCTGTTACAATCTCTTGTGCTTTCTTTTCGCCTACACGTTTCTTCCACGCAATCAAATGACTCTTGTCTTTAGTCGCATCGAGAATTGTAGTTACACTTGCTACAGGTACTCCGCCTGGAGCAGCGTATCTGCGTTTGCCATCTACTTCAACACGCTTTAGTTTTTCGTATTTGTATTTCTCAATCACTAGAGTCAATGTTTGGCTCCTCCTGTTCGTTCAGTCATAAAAAAGCTCCTAATATTCATTATATAATAACAAACATTAGGAGCAATGTCAAGAGAAATTTTAAAGGTCAGTTAAATCAGTGGCTCTTTTTGCCATATCGCCTACTGTATCTTTTTTAGACTGTCCGGCTTTAGCCATTTTATCTATAGAATCAGCGCCTATAGTTACTCCGTCTGGATCGAACTGTACTAGATTTTGCAATTCAATATTAGCATCGTAAGCCGCCTTGAATGACTCATAATCAAATTGTGGGATACCTGCTTTCTTCATAAAGACATTCAGCTTATCCCACGATACAGTTTTTCCTTTTGGAACAGTTTTTAGTATTTGTATCAGTATTGCGGTTTCGTCAATACCTTCAATTACTTTTTTTTTGAAACTGGTCGCTCTATGCTCTCACGCTTTTCACGGCCTGCTTCTTCTTCGCCGCCTACGGCAGTATCGTCTGCTGCAAATTCATCACCTGCATCAAGATCGAAATCTTCTTCACCGCCCATATCTTCTTCACCGTCAACTGTTGGCTCCATTGACATATCGTCTTCAGCGCCCATTGGCTCTTCAACAGGTTCTCCTTCGCCAGTTAATTGGCCTACTCCAGATGTTAAAGAAACGCGAGCAGTTTCCATTGCAGCATATAGTTGCTCCAATGCAGGTTTAACTGTATTAGTAAATGATTCGCTTGCTTCAGAACCAAGCTCATCGCGGATAGCATCTGCAAGTTCGAGCATCGAATCTGATTGCATTTCAGCAGTATCTTCCATCCAACCTGTTAAACGGTCTACCATGTCTTTGGCTGCCATTACTAATTCAGCTTCGTCTTCTTTGCCTTCTTTAACATAAGTGCGTTCTGCTTCGCGCTCTGTTATTGCAGTGTTTAGAAGATCTAAGAACATTTTGTCTTTTGCATACTGTTCTGTGTGAACTACATTGTAGCTTTCGTTAGTTTCTACTTGCGAAAGTTTTGTACGTAATTTATTACGAGCATCTTCTAGTTGCTCGAATGTAAACTTGTCTAGATTGATCTTTTGACCAAACTTCTTCGCTAGGCTTTCGTTTAATGCCTTAGCTGTAACTGGTTTTGAAATTTCTCTGATATTCATTTTAAAACTCTTCCCTAAAGGTTATTTAATATTATTTATCATTCTATGCAAAGATAATCCTGTCTAATGCGCTTTTTGCATGATTAGTTTGGAATTTTGCTTCATCAAATCTTATTTCAGATATGTCTCGTCTAATAGGATCTTTGGTATTAATGATAGTGTGCTTGTAAAATATACAATCATTATAAAACTTTTCTATAATTTTGTCAAGATCTATAATGTCTGACAATAGCGATTTTCCTTGAGCACAACTTTTAGCCAATGCTATTGCACTTGCTTTACAAAACAGTCTAGCTATTTGCTTATTATCTTTTGTATTGTAAACTAGGAACCCTTTAGGACTTTTCCGAACAACCATATGTTTTATACGAATAGAATTACCCTTCACATGCGGAAAGTCAATTTCATTTATGTTGTTATTGATTAGTTCTTCTAAAGATTTAACAATGTCATGCTTCATTTTTAATCACCCAAACGTTACCTTTGCTTAGTACTTTACTTACTAGACTTTTCCTTATTAGGTTGTTAATAATGGTTTGTTCTCTAGCAGTAAAATTTGTCATTGGAGAAGGTCTATCCATTCTTTCTAATATGGCCTTCTCTTCATTCGTTACAGCAATAGTAAAGTCGATGATTAATTCGTTCAGCTTCATTTTTTCGGCATTGTTAGTGTTACTGATGAATTAGGTTTAATCTTGTTCGGCCCTGCTGGCGTTTTTGCAGTCATGTCGATAGTTGTATTGCCTTTATCGTCTTGACTCACATTAGCCTTTTTAAGGTCAATTTTAGTAGTTACACCAGGTTTCTTCGGATCCTCTATTTCGATCTCTGTACCAGATGCACGTTTCACTTTTCCTTGTTGCTGTACCGCATTGGGATTAGTATTAACTATTTCGTTTATTTTCATATTCTTTTCGATCTACTCTGTTTTCTTCTGATTCTTGAACCTGTGTTAATTTTGCCCAGTCTCTTTGAAGCTGGGTTTGCTCGTTTAGTTAATCTTGTTTTTACTTTTATAGACGAGCCGCGTTTAGCCTTTGTCTTTTTAAGTTGTACTCTTTTAGAAACGTTGATAGGTGCAGTACAGGTACTTGGCTTGGCAACAATTCTCCCCTTGCGAGTTCCAGAATTGCAACGGTACTTGCGTACTGTTTTATTGCCTTTGCGTCCGTATATACTCGTGGCGCCTTCTGTAATTTCTTCTATCTTCATATTCTTCGTCTTGATGCTTTGTTTAACTTCTGCACTCTGCGACTTATTGGGTTTATTCTCTTAGTCTTGCGAGCTTTGCGAATCATCTTGTTCCCCAAACGTGCTTTAGTTCTTTTCATTTGTGCTCTACGTTTAGTGTCAGGTGCAGCAAAACATTGTGCTATTTTAGAAACGATGCGTCCTTTTCTAGATCCGCTGGTACAACGATACTTGCGCACAACCTTTTTACCTGATCGTGCCCAAGTTTGTTTTTCGTCTATTTGATTTGTAAAGAGTTCACGTAATAACATATAGTTATTTATCGTGAAACGGTTAAGTGTTCATTAAAAGTACAACGATTGTTGAAAGTAAACCGGCTACGATTGTTCCGGCTGTGCCTATTAATACTTTAACTAGGCTGTGTTGTCCGTCTTTAATATCGTTATGGATATTATCTATCTTTTCTTCCACACTATTTAGACGGGCGTCTAAGTTTTGATAGCGAATTGCACAAAGGTCAACGTGTGCTTCTAAGCTCTCTTTTTCTAATTGTGTAGTGCTCGGTGCAGACATCTGATCCCTCCATTAAAGTTCTGCTGTTTGCCTTGAGTTAAGATGCCTGTATTAAGTGTTGCTTTATATTATTTATCATCGAACTGTAAAATTATGTTTGTATACTTAGAATCTTGCGTTCTAAACACTGACATATCGAGTTTTACAGTTTCGTCTAGATCTTTTATAATAGGAACATAATTAAAATCTTCTTCTATAGTTTCTATACCTACACCTATATCACTTTCTGATTCAAAACGAATAGTCCAAATATTTTGTTTTCCTTTATACGCTGATCCAAAAGGAAGTTCGTTAATACTCATGTTAGTCATTGTAGGCATTCCATCTAAAATAGGATTAAATCTTAGACTAAGAGTTTGAAAGAAACTCATAAAGTTTTGCTGTTGGTGATAGGCGTGTGTGTCCTCACCTCGGCGAGCACCTGTTGCAGTAATATCTATTAGTGAATATGCTATAAATCTCATACTGTATTTAAGCCATAAAAAAAGGCCCACTTAAAAAGTGAGCCTTAAGTATATCTAAATTAGTTATTAGATAGTGAAGCCGCCGTTTGTGCCTTCGTCGTCGAAAGTTACAACTAGTGAAGCATTAGCAATGCTTGGAGTGCCAGTGCCTTGAACTGCGAAGTGGTTACCGTCTGCAACACCTTCTACTGCTACTACTGTGAAACCTTCAGCTTGTGCTTCTGCAACACAAGCAGCCATGTTAGTGCCAGTTGCTACTGATAGAATGTGAGTTTTGCCGCCTAAGCCGTTTCCAGCTCTTACTGCTGCGTTTGGATTTGATACTGTTGCCATTTTATTTCTCCTATTAATCTAATGACTAAGTCCACACTCTGTGAACTGTTATACTATTATTTATACAAAAGAGGATTTATTTACTTTTTTTCGCTCGTTTTTGCAAGGTTTTCAATAGTTGAATGTATCCTGGACCTGCTTGAACTATATCATCTAATAGTTCTATAGCAGGTAAGTATGCTTTCACCATTGAGCTAGGTATGCTTTTACCGTTCTTTGCTAGTTCTAAAAATTTACTTGTCATCATCAAGTTTTCAGCGCCAACTATAAAACGATAGAAAGCAAGTTCTCTGTTTCTTACACGTTGAAGTACTCGGTCGAGCGCATCTTCATCTAGTTCGTCGATGTTTTCTAGTAGTTCGAGTTCTTCTACAAACTTTTCAACATCTTCGTCTAGTATGAGCTCTTCTTCGTTTACTATTGATCGTATAAAATTCATTATATTAGTTTACTTACTAGGTCTTTAATTCTATTCAAGTGTTTATCTTCTAGTGTTTCGCCGAACTGTTTCGGATTGCTTGCCTTAATGTCTGCCAGCATTTGGTCTGCTTGATCCTTTGGCATTGCTGCCATAATGCTTTCTAGCGAACCTAAGTCCTTTGCACTTGCATTAGGTCCTATAATTTTCTTTGCAATTTCGTCTAGATCATTCGATACAAGTTCGTTAGTATCTCTGTCTACTAACCCTTTGTACGGACTCCACTTCATGCCTGCTGCCTTTGCTAGGTAAGCAATTGCAATTTGTTTGTGTACACCTTTGTATGGGCTGTCCTTTGGAATGTCATGTACGTGGAACTTCTGTGCAGTTTCTCCGCCGTCAACGACCATAATGTCTACTTGCTGACTTGCGCCACCTACGTTAGTTTTAACGTGTACAATCTGTCCTGTCTTTTTAGTTTCAAAGCCTGCCTGTTGAAATAGTTTTTCTAGTTCAATCTTTGCAGCCTTGTTATCTTTAACACCGAAGTAATCTCTAATTTGTCCAGCGTCTGCAATCATATCTAAGTCGCCGCTGACCTTGCCTGGAGTAGGTGTAGCACCACTTCCGATAGGCAAGGCTTTAACACCCGTCTTGCTCATTACACTGTTTACCTGTTTCATCATATCAGGAATCAGTTTATGATCAAAGTCTGATGTGCCTTGGAATATGTTTCCGCCTTCATTAAGAATCATTTCTTTTACTCTCTATAACTTTTTGCATCGAACGTCTAAACTTTCTAGGGTCGCCGGCTTTAATCGAATTAATAAATCTGCGTTCAAGCTCAATTGCTGTTTCTTCATCATATACATCGTTAATTCGATCGAGAAGATTAATTGCGCTTTCGATGATATTATTCGCAGTTGTTTCGATCAATAGATCATTATCTCGATCTCGGTTCAAGCTGTTTAGTTCGTCTAATATACTTCTTGTACGCTTTTTCATGATATATAAGTTCCTTACATGTATTTAGTGTAAGAAAGTTCTAAACAATATAAAAGTAAAAAAGGGGCACATTGCCCCTTGTGTGAAGCATATTATGATGCGTGTTGAGCTTTTAGATATGCCATTACAGTTTCAGGCGAGCTTTCACCGTATGGGTCAGTAGGACAGTTATCTTCTTGCCCTGGTTCCACAAATGCTTTTTCTACTACGCCGTCAGTTACTACCATAGCGTAGCGCCATGAGCGATCACCAAAGCCTAGGTTGTCTTTGCATACAAGCATACCCATCTTCTCAGTAAACTCTGCTGAGCCGTCTGGAATAAACTGTAGCTTCTGTACACCTTGATCGATCATCCACTTGCGCATCACAAATGTGTCATTTACTGAGATAACATAGATCTCGTCAATACCCATTGCTTTAATTGCTTCGTAGTTTTCTTCAAAGCCCGGTACTTGGTATGTTGAACAAGTAGGTGTAAACGCACCCGGTAGTGAAAACACTAGTACACGCTTGCCTACGAAGATATCTTCTGTGGTTACGTCCTTCCAGTCAAACGGATTCTCGCCGCCATTAGTAGTGTCTACGTAGGTGATTGGGTGTCCGTCTGTGCGTACACGGTACTTGAATGTTACGCTTGGTACTTTATTGCCTTCCATTAACTAATTTCTCCTGTTTTTAGTTTTTGTTCCAAATCTTCAAACCCGCCTACAAACTCGCCATCGATAAATATCTGTGGCACTGTTATTTGCTTGGTTACTGCCATAACCTTACCAAATAACTTTTTGTCTGCTTGAACGAACGTGTATTGTATATCGTTTTCTTTAAGTAACTCTTTGGCGCTGTCGCAGCTAGGGCATTTAGGATATTTGTAGTGACCAACTACGATAGCGCCTTTACTAAAGTCTAGTTCATGTGTAAACATCGTTGTCTCCTAAGTATTAATTGTACATTATTTACTATAAAAGTCAACTATTTTCTTTGGGTTTTTAATTGTATTTTCCTATAAGTTCTATTAGAAAATCTAAACATACTGTTGCAAAAATAACATGTAAGATATGCACAAATAACAGTTGATTTTTGTCAAGTATTCAACTATAGTATAATAAATATACACGAGAAACAACAGCAATCCTGTTTACTCTCAGTCTCCACAAGCGTCTTCAGCTTGCAAAAAATGAAGGGCATACCCAAAGCCATATGAAAGGTGACGGCGGAAGAGACCGCGGTTTGTGACAACCTTAGCTTCACACATACACTATACACACAAAACAGGAGAGTAGTAATGACTACATTAATTATGACAGCTGACAAAATCGGCTTACAATCATTCGCACGTTGGCTTAGAGAGCTAAACGAAAAACGCATCCACAATGCACAAGTAAAGCAAACAGCAAAACAACTTTCAAAACTATCTGATCGAGAACTAAACGACATTGGTATTGCTCGCGGTGATATCTGGAACGTTGCTCGTGGCGACACTACACTAGAGCGTGTTCGTAGAGCAGAAGTAAACAAGAACCTAGGAGGATGGGTGTAATGACTGCACTAGTAATGAACTACACTGTTAACCCTGTATTGTCAGGACTAAAACACTTTTTCAAAGGTTGGATTGCTGCACAAGAGCGTATTGGCAGAGCACGAGCTGCTCATCATTTGGCCGCAATGGGCTACTACAAAGAAGCAAAAGATCTTATGCTTCAAGGCGGTGACAAATGAGTAAACTTAAAGCTGTAGCAGAAGCAATCGGTACATTCCTACTTGTTGTAGGCGGCACGGGCGCATACATGTACTTAAATGCACTACACTGGGCAGGTGTACTATAATGTGGCCATATACCGAGGACGAGTTAACGATCATTAACGGAAAATAATCCGTTGACACACACTAAATACTCTGCTACATTAATACTGTAGCAGAGACACTACACACATAGACACACAAGGAGAAAACAATGTCAAAAGTAGACACAACATACGGCGAAACCATCTTGAAACAAACTCAAGAGATTGCAGACATGTTCAAGCAGGCTATGCCAAAAGTAACAACTAATAAGAACGGCTACGAGATTCGCACTAAAGTTTTAGAAATGGCTCAAAACAATGTATGGAACGATTACCATGCTAAACTAGGTCAGTTCGAAACTTCTATTACTAAAGACGGTGATGAAGTAGTAACCAAGGTTGCAATGCCAGAAGTTCCAGGAGCTGATGCAGTTCTTGAAGCGGCTGAAAAGTTTTACGCATTTGTTAACCAAAACAAATAAATAATATTTTATAGCAGTATAATAATTAATCGGGACATAGTCCTTTATATAATAAAGTACATATAAAACGCCCCGGGTTAGGAAACTAGCTCGGGGTTAATCTTAATTAATGCCGATATCTTCTAGCTTGCCTTCAAGTTCTTCTAGATCATCTATCACATCATTTAGCTCATCTATAGTTGCGCTATACGTAATCATGTTCTCATGTTCTTTGAACTTATCGTATGCGCCTCGCATATCATTATAATGCAACTGCTGCATAGAGGTCATGCTCTTTTGCAATACTTCTATATCTTCGTGCAAATCTTTAATATCTCGCTGGATAATAACTAATTTACCGTCATCTATTTTTTGTTCTAGTTTGCCAACGGTTATTGCCAACTGCTCTAGTGTGCTTGCTTGTTGTGCTGTCCACCAAACAAACGCACCACCTTGTAGCAATACCACAAACAGTACGCCAAGGCTTACCTTGAAATTTTCTACATTACCTGCCATGTTTTTCTCCTATAACATGAATTGAGCTGCAATTAATGCAACTATAACTATACTTATTGGAGATAGCACAATTATGTAGTGTATCATATTCCAACTTTTGAACTTAGCAGTTATTAGCTTTTTCATATCACGCTTTGTCTCTTTGTTAAAAGCATTGCAAATCTCTCTACAATTTATTAGGGAGGTACCTAGATTATAGTGCTTCCACCTCTCCTGCACTTGCCGGGGGGCAACCCGTTGACTAGACTGTTACCAGTCGTCGTCTGAACCCGTGTCTGTAACTGTTACTTGATCTTTTGAAGCGTTCTTCTCAGCTTCTACTTGGATCTTTAACAGTTCCAGTTCTAAACGCAATCTTTCATTTTCAATCATCATGCGTTCTTCTTCTAATCTTTGTGTTGTGAAACAGTTCAGCCTTGATCTATTCTTGTCTCCGCCAAACGTGTACACATACTTTCCTACGATGGTTAAAGCGCCTTCGTCTCTTGCGTTTGGATCGCCTTCGAACCCAAACTCAAATCTTTGGTTGTCTTCGTAAGAAGCAGTACACTCTGCTCCTGACTCTGACCTATACTTGTCAGTGACTCCAGCAGCATTAACGCCAGAGCCATAGACGACTGCAAACACGACTAATGGTAGCAGGTTCTTCGTCATTATATCCAACCTTGTCTAGTACCGAGCATACTAGAACCTTTCTTTCTTTTATGCCTTCTTTCATTCTAATCTTGACGTTTACTCTTTGGCTTGCGTCTGAGAATAGTTTGAATGCTTCTTTGTCAACTTTCCAATCTACTTCAAGTTCTTCTCCGTACTTGTCATAGACTTCTACCCTAAATGTGGCAGGGTAATCATAATCATTTTTAACTGTGTACCTGATACTTTTAGCAGTACCTGGTGCAAATATCTTTTCGTATCCCGGCGTCATTGAGTGAGCCATGGCACCTTGCGATGCCACGACTCCAAAGAGTAAGGATACAATCATTAGTTTAATTGATTGCATCACTATCTCCTATTACTGCACACAAGTTGCAGTGTTTTGAACGTGGTAAGCCACATCGTTTAGAGCAACAAATGAATCAGTTGTCTTGACAGTGTGATCTACTTTGATGTTCAATACGTTACCACCAGCTAGCTCAGTTACAGAGTACTTGTCTTCTGTAACAACTGGATCGATAACACCAGCGTTGCGAGCGTTTTCTGTATTAACAGTTGAATCAGTGTAATCAATAGACTCTGGTGTATCTACTGCACCTACAGTATCACGTAGTTGTCCATCGTTAGTAATATCTACTGATACTACGTCACGAGTTTTGATACGAATAGCAGCTGGGTTTTGAGTGTACCAAGTGCTTACAGACTCATCCCAAGCCATGCTTCCGTCAGTAACTGCAAAGAAAGAGCAACCTGCCGCTAAACCAGTTGCAGAGCCTTCAATCTTGAAGTTTTCGTTAGCGAAAACTGAAGTTGACATTAGTGCAACAATTGCACCTGCGATAATTGATTTTTTCATTATATGTTCTCCTATAATATATTATAATGTTAAAAAAATCAAGGCACCAATTTTTACGTGTTTGCCTCCTTGCTCCTGCACGTTAGCGTTAGCATTAGCTAAATCTTTCGCCCCCCCTGGCTTAAGGTCTAGCGCAATCGTTTGTAACAGGAACATTTGCTGCCGTCTGAGTATGCGATAAAGCCACACATAATGATCTACTGAAAGCACGTTCCATTTGCACTTCAGCCTCAAGATGTTGAGTAACCATCGCTAGTTCAGCTTCCATTCTACTGGTTAACTCAACTAAATCAGACTTACTCGCTCTAGTCATTACTTCTGATTCATGTGAATGTTTCCAACTTTCAAGATATACTAATCTTTGATAGGCTGTGCCGCCAGCCCAGATCAAACTAAAAAAAGCAAATGCTATGCTTAACACTGTTGCTGGTTGCATCGTAAGGTCGCTCCTTCTTCTCTGTTGGTTATCGTTATTATTGTTATTATTGTCATTGTCTTGTGAGTTCATTATCTGTCTCCTATCTTACAACAATACTAGATGACCCTTGGTTTTGCATTCTTTCAAGTTCCATTTGTAATCGTTGTATTTCTAATTGATACAACTGAGTACAATCAACTCTTGGTATCTTGTTGTTACCCAAAGGGATAACAACCCGTGCGTAGACTCCTACATCGTCGCTTCTTGATCTATTTTGATTAAAATTACCAAATGTATCGTCATAGCTGTCTAGATTGTTTGCTGTAATACCAAAGTCAAGTGTTGGACTATGGTATGTTCCTTGCTTACAAGTTGTTCCGTCTCTGCCGCGAACACTGTCGCCGCCTTCTACTACGCTCGGTGATCCTGGGATCATTGTGTCAGCGTAGGCACTGCTCGCACCAATGAACAAACTCGCAAGCGCATAGATTGTGAATTTTTTAATACTGCGCATATGTAATACTCCTTCGCAATGTTTGGGATAACAATATCAATCGGTACAAATGATCTGTCTTCTGATCCAAGCGCAAATGTTGCTAGTACTTGATCGTTGTCATCTCGTATACTTTCAACTTTTACAAACTCAATAGTTTCGTAGCTAGGATGTCCGTATACTTCCATTTGTACCGATGCTATTGCACCTGGCTGTCCTTCAAGTTCTATTACGTTTGGATATATAGACACAGCCTGAGCTGTGCCTGCTATCAAAAGTAAAAGTGTTGTTAGAACTTTGCCTATCATTAGTCGTTACCTTGACCTTCATTACCAGTGCCGTTTCCGCCACCATTGCCAACGCCAACACCTTTGTTACCGCTTCCGTCATTGCCACTCATTTCAAGCACACATGTTACTGGTACACGAACAATGTAGTCACCTGCTGGGAAACCACCTTTTAGGTTAGCGTATACAGTTGCATCTGCTTCTACTTCATAGCTTCCGCCGTTAGTGAATACAATATCACCGGCGCTATTTTGTTGTAGTGTACCTGCGTTGTTTCCCATTAGATCAACACCTGTAGCACTTGCATCGATATCAAACTCTGCTGCCCATTGTGAGATGTCTTCTTCAGTGTCTGCATCAAGTAGTTTTGGCTCGCCAAGCACAAGAGTATAACCGTCAGTATTAGTACGAACGTCTACGCTTGCGACAGCGCCGCCGCTGAATGTGCTTGAAAGTGTGTCTTGATTAATGTTTGCTGTAACACGACCGTCTACGAAGTCTTGTAGACCACATGCTGATTCGATGCTGCCAAGCCAATCAAGGTTGCCATTGTCTGGACCTGTTACATCTAGTTGAACTGCTGAAGCAGTAGTTGCGAATAGAGCAGTACCTAATAGTGCTGCTAATATTGATTTGTTCATTCTTGTGCCCTCCCTATTACGAACAATAGTGAGCACCATTTTTAACGTGTTTACCTCTCAACCTTCACGTCACGTAGAATTCTACGTAAAACGCATAGTTAGAAATTGAATGGGGTTGTTAGTAAGATATTAATAGCTCCCCCGAACCAAAGTCTAACTTTGCTCGAGGTACCATTTTTTACGTGTTTACCGCCTCGGCCATCACGGTAATAACTAAAGCCCTCTGAATTGCCCTCAGTGCTGTTATTACAAACGTATTTAGTCGATTTGTAAAAAACCATGGCAAATAGGCTCAAAACGAGCCATTTGCTATTTGTTGTACATATAATCGTGTATACACTCTGGCTTGTGGTATTTGAAGCCTTGTATAAATTCTGCTCCCGCTTCTATAAACATCTGCTCTAACTCAGAATCCTCTGGATCAATGCCTTCTACTATCACACGTTTACCACTGTTTACAATATTTTCTACAGAACAGGCAGCAGACTGCGGATCTAGTTTGACATAGTTCCTGTCAATCTTTACTATGTCAACTGAATATTGTTCTAGTATCGATTCATGCCTTGGTTCATAGTCATCAAACAACAGCAGAGCAGTTCTGGGAAGTGCAAGTCTTGCGGCTGCTACTTTATTAGGTCCGGGCAAGCCTTTGATGTGTGTAATCTCAAAGCCTATAGGAGTATCACATATGAATTGAGCAATCTCATCCCAATCCAATGTGTTGAACAAGTCTGAATCTATATTGATAGTAGGCATCAGACCTGTTGAACGGTGTACGTCACGAGCTATTGCTAGTTGATCGTTAAATAGTGCTGCAATAGTATCTGTAGGTGCTGACATAAACCATAATTCTGGATCTACTCCAGGTATCCTTGCCAACAGTTCTATAGCTGTTGCTGTCTCAGTTCGCATGTCTCGTATTTCTTGTCCGTATATAACAGGACGCTTAAAGTTTTCTATAATATTAAAGCTCGCTTTTGCCAACACAGTGGTTCTGTTCCTCCCATTTCTTTTGCTAACATATAGTGCTTTGTCTGCCCTCCTGTGAGCATCATCAAAGTGTTCTTGTCTTGGTGCATAATCGCTTACACCGCAACTGACTGTGATTGGCCCTAAAATAGACAAATCGTTTTCTGGATCTAGTTCGCTTACCTGCACTCTCAACATTTCTGCTACTGCTTCTGCATCTTCTATGCTGGTATTGGGCAGCATCACTAGAAACTCTTCGCCGCCTAGTCTAACAAACGGGTCACTGATTCGTAGGCTTTTTTGAAGTGTTCTAGATACTGTACGTATCACATGGTCACCTGTGTCGTGTCCATAGCGATCATTTACGTTTTTGAAGTGGTCTATGTCAAACACTATTAAACTCATTGGTGTGCTCCTGTGCTGATCCTTGAACTCGCGCAAGCCCGCTCGGTTAGGTGCTCCTGTCATGTAATCTGTAACAGCCAGCTTGTGCATCTTCTGCGACTTGATTTCTAATCGTGTTCTTGTTAGTGCTACAGTAGTGTTGAAATGTGCAAGAATAATGTAGTAAGCCCAAGCACCTATAGTTGATAAAAAGTAAAACTGAGGCCGAGGTTCGAAATCTGTAGGACTGAATATATGCGCTCCAATTAGCATTATCACCGGCACTGCCCATATGCTGTTCCAGGCAAACAATTGCATACGCCGTGTGCTTGGGTCGCGAAGTGCATAGCGAATAGGAAACTTCCAACTGCTTTTGAATAAGAGAGCAATGCTGTAAGCAAGTGTAAGCAAGATTACTTCTACGCTTGTGCCCTGGTGTAACACACTTGAGCCCTCAACAATATAACTCAACAAATTGATTGTTTGTATAGATACCACTGCGCCAACTAGAGCATAAAAAACGTTTATGCCATTTTTGATTTTAGGACATAATAAACTTGCTATTAGTAGCAATAGTACGCCTAGTCGTGTTATAGGACTGGATCCGCTGCTGACACCGGTCAAGTTGTCTCCATAAAAAGTATTTTGGAAGAAATAATCAACCCATCCGCCGATATCACGCAAGCCTACGGGTACATATGACAGCAGAACATAACCTATTAACACAAGCAGTAATCTTCGCCAGTGTGTTATATGACCTTTTAACGGACGCTTGAGTAATAATATACCTGCTATAAACAGTAGTATCTGTGACTGTATGCTAAATTTATCGGCTGAGTGAGCTAGATAATGGTAACCATACACCCCTATCATACTTACTAGTACGATGATGCTGCTTAACCCTATAAGGTTAACGGCTGTGCGCTTGCTGCACAAACTTTTCTTTAGTCTTTTCATAAAAATACCTGCATATTATGCAGGTATTTATCGTTAGTAATGCAAGCTATTTTTCTTTTAACGCTGTTCGATCCAGCCCAATGAACCATATCCTGTTTTGTTAGTACTTGTGCAAGCAATAGCCAGTGTGATAATATCTGATGTATCACCTATAGTAGTTGTAGTACTACGACCTAATTGATAGGTTAAACCTTCGTCTAGACGTATCGGACCTGGGTTAGTTCCTACTGGAATAAATCCTTCGTTGATGATAGTTCCGCCACTGATAGCTGTAGCAGATGTATCGACTTGAGCAGTACTGCTGACGTTAGGGTGGTCAATCCAGTTAGCATTTGTAAGTGTTCCGTTACGAATCAATTTATAGCCAATAAACGACGAGTCTGATGTAGCTGCTAGGAAGTATGTCGGAAAGATAACGTTGTTAAGGAAGTCTGACTTCATACGCAAGCTCACCATTGGATAATAGGTATTAGCAACTGCCATTGATCTACCGGCAATTGGAGTAGCATAGTTGTTGGCTGTACCACTGGTAGCAGCAAAGCCTTCTTTGGTCATCGCACTGCTCAACTGCTTGAAGTTGTGTGTACCAGCTACACCTGTGATGTTTTCAATCTCTGCTCTAATAGGCAAGAACGGTGTTTTGATCCATGGTCCAGTAAGTTCGTTGGCATGATGGAAGTCGTGGAATCTAATACGAAAGCCGTCGATGATCAAACTAAATTCAACACTGCCAGCACCGTACCACTCGTAGTGTATGTTGATCAGCTGTACTTTTTCGAAATCAATTGTAACACCACTAGGACCTGTGCCGTTTAGAGGATCTCTGTTCCATTGCGACTGCGGTACTCGAGTTTCTACTACACTGCCGCTAACGCTGCTGCGGATAACAGCATATTTTGTTCCGTCTGCTACTTCAATAAACGCACCGTTTTCGTCGTCAAAGATACCGTGTCTTACACGAATACCTGCTGGTTGCTCCCCCCATACTGCTGCCATACTAACTGTAGCAGGACGACTTGGAATGTATCCCATGACCTTGCGAGTTTGACGTGTAACTTTGGATCCTGCATCACTGGTTACTGTCATGTTGACCATGTTGGCATTTGCATCTAGTGTAGAAGTGCCGTTTGCGCTTGTAACTGTGTCCCATTCAGCAGAAGAAATGCTGCCTTGGAAAGTCGAGAACCACATGGTTTCAACTTGGCTGACTTTGAGCCTTGCTCTAGAAGTAAATTCTTTATTATTGTCTCTGACGTATACTTCATCAGCTTCTGATTGGTTAGTTACGTTTACGTCTTTGTTAAAAAGGTAGGTCATTATACTATTCTCCAGGATCCGTTATAGTAGATCATTGTTATACATCCGTTGTCTATTGCGAGAGTAGCACCGCCTGCGTCTCCATCTACTGTCATGTCATATGTTATATTGTTTGTACTAGCGTTGCCGCTGATGTCTTTTGTGGTTACCTTAAATCCATTAGGATAAGTGCCAGTGGCTGTGAGTGTGATCGGGCCTGCTCTGTTAAACACTATGAGGTAATCGTTTAGTTCTATGTCGGCAGTAGCATCTGTAACTTCTTTTACATTGTAAGTTTCTGTGCCGCCTTCGCCGCCTGTGATTTCTGTGCCGCCTGGTGTTACACCATCCATGTGATACAGTTTGTTTGTAACAGCATCAAGGACGACTTCGTCGTTGCGTCCTACATAAGTAGAGCGGTTTGCTGTTGGTTTGTAACTAGCCCAGAACTTGAATAACGCCATTGCTTACTCCTCGTCGTCTAGCAACTCGTCAACTATTTCACTGTCTTTGCCTAGTTTGGCTTTTTCTAGTTCAATTTCTTGTTGTAGAGGTGGAACAAACGTAGCACTTTCGTCTTCTGGTGCAGCATCGTGTGACGGAGTGTTTCCTCCTATACTAGCGTCAAGTGCTTCTAGTTTGTCGATTAAGTCTCTAATAATTTCTTGTACTCGCATTGTGTTGTCCTATAACTTTAGTGTATTTATGCTACTGCCTTATCCAGTTGACTGTTGCTGATACTTCTGATATGTTACCGCCGCTGAAAACTGCCACTGTAAATCGTTCTCCGGGTTCTACTCGCATACCGATTTTAGATAGATCAAATATGGTACTGCCGTTGATGGGCAAAACGTATGCTGCTTCAGGACTATCTTGTGTGATGTCAACTGTACCTGTGACCAAGCTGGCTTTGGCATCTATGCCAGGATAGCTACTGAATAAGTGTGTGCCTGTTGCTAGTGGAACATCTTTGTAGAGCAAAACATTGAGCACGTCTTGTCCAGTATAAGCCACGCTCAACGATTCTAGATAATAAGGACGAGTGTTGATCGCATTATTTGCTATAACAGGATTTTCCAGTGTTCCTAAATGATGATAGGTATCGGCAGATAAACTAGTTTTAGTGGTAAATGCTCCATTAGGTGTATTAGCAGGAACAGCTATGCCTTCGATTGCCCCCATGATGCTGCCAAGATATACTACACCAGGATCTTCTACAGTTTCGCCAAAGTGATAAGCAATAGCACCTATCTTCATGCTTGGGTTTTCCAAGTGTAGATTGTCATTTTTATTGGTCCAATGTATTGTGTGTATCAACACCATTTGCCCGGTGATTGGGTTTTCTAGAGCAAACTGTATTATACCTGCGCCTAGCCAACGGAAGTTGATTTGAAACACATTGAATGATTGTGGGTCAAGTACAATACCACTTGATCCAGTACCGTCTAGAGGATCTCTGTTCCATTGACTTTGCGGAATAAAATTAGTAGTGCCGGTGTGACCTTGTCTTGTAGTTTCTAAAGTTACAACCACATTTCCTGTACTGCTCCACCCAAACGTTTCGGTAAGTTCTTGAAGCGTTCCATTTGAAAGAAACACCACAGTGTTGTCATAAGCATTAACAGTCCAGTCTGGGAAAGATCCCACTCTAGCAATCCTTGCTGCTGTTTGTTGTGCTGTTTCGCCATCAACTAGTGCCACTTGGTGGATAACACCGTTTAACACTATGCTCAGTGTTTGATTTGTATCGGGAGGAGTTGTAACAGTTAGACGTTCAATGTGGGCTCTGCCGCCATACACGTGATGTATTCCAAAGTCCGGGCCTAAATAACCGATAGCAAGTTCGTTTTCTTGATTCATAAACCCAGCACGTAAAATGGTTTGAGTACCAGGCTTACTCCAGCGAGCAGCAAAGCGGCACATAGAACCTTGTCCTGGACGATATCTAATAAATCTTTTGGTTCTTAGTACTGCGTAGCTGTTTTGAACGCCAACGCCTGTGTTTACAAGGAATTGACTGCTGTCTGTGGTTACGGTTCCGTTTATTCCTGTAAAAGTTTCGTGATCGTGTTTGTCTAAACCATAGATAGCATCTGTTTGTACCAATGGTGTAATAGGGACAGCAACAGGCTCGCCAAACGCTGTGTGAGTAGCAGCACCATTATCATGTACT